TTATGGACTTGGCCAAAGAAGAAGGATGTAAATTAGTATATACTGTAACTGGTGAAACAGCTTTACACAAAAGATATACAAAGTATCATGGTATGGAGTTAAAGGAAAACAATACCAAAACATTTTTAAGGGATTTCTATAACGACTATGATCATGCATGTTTTACAGACCATGATCTCTATGATGAAAGAATGAAGGTTTTAAAAGGATAAAAAATGGCTCAAAGTACAACCTTATATAGGGGTGATTCTCTTGCCCAAACATTCTTTGTGAATAGTGGTAAGCATCCTCTTGGAATATTTTTAACTAAAATCCAATTGTTCTTCCAAGAGAAGGATGATAGTTTTCCTGTATTCTTAGAAATCAGAGAAGTGTTGAATGGTTTTCCATCAGCTGATGAAGTTGTACCAGGATCAGATGTCTCTGTAAATCCTGCTAATGTGAATGTTCCTACTACTATAACAGATATAGATGACATTCTAGCTAATCCAACTGACTTTAGTTTTGATGCACCAATACATTTAGCTCCTGGTGGTGAGTATGCTATAATAGTTTATTCAAACTCAGATAATCATAGAGTTTATACAGCTCAAATAGGTGAGAAGGTAATTGGCTTAGAAACTCAAATTACAAGACAACCTTATTCCGGTGTTCTTTTTAAGTCTTCAAATTCTTCTACATATGAACCAGATAGCACTCAAGACCTGATGTTTAAAATCTTCAAGGCAAATTTTACTACAGATGAAGATAAAGTTGCATTATTTAAATCACAAGAAATGACACTGGACACAAGACTTGGTATGAATGCTAACGGTATTCACCGAAGTGTTGGTGACATCCCATCAACAAGAAGAGAATTAAACACAGGTGGCTTTAGATATGATTTTTTACTTGGCCAGCTAAATGATATTACTTTTAACGATACAGCAGATATAGATTATAGAATCAAAACAACACCTGAATCATCAAATACACTATCTACATCTTTTAGTAACTATAATCCTGAAGGTGAAAACTACTTTACTTCAAGACAGATTTTTAAAGCTAATGGAGCTATTACAGTACAAGCTACTTTGAAGTCTAATAATCCAGATGTTAGTCCTGTCATTGATCAAAGAGGTATGAACTTTATATACATTAAGAATGAACTTAATAATGCAGAACTCAGTAATGATCTTGGTGTTATTAATCTGTTTGGTGGTTCTAATTACAGAGCTGCTCCAACAGTTACCTTTTCAGCACCTACTGGTCCAAGTGGTGTAACTGCTACAGCTGTTGCGGTTGTTAACAGTGCAGCTTCAAATTCTGTTGAAAGATTAGTATTCACTAACAAAGGTTCTGGATATATTGAAACACCTACTATTACATTTACTGGTGGTAGTCCTGTAGGATCGAATCTTGCTACAGCAACTGTTTCAGGTGAAACATCACCATCAGGTGGTAACATTATCTCAAAATATATTACAAGAATTATTACACTTGAAGATGGCTTTGATGCAAACTCAGTAAGAATTATTTTTGATGCATACAGAAAAGCACATTCACAATTTGCTGTGTATGTTAAAGCAAAGGCTGATGAAGATCAAACAAACTTTGATGATCTTCCTTATGTTTTGTGTACTGAAGTTGGTACTGCTCCAGCATCTGTACAGGAAGATGAGTTTATTGAGTATCAGTTCCAAGCACCAGATCCAATTACATATACTGCAGGAGGTATAACATATAATAACTTTAAGCAGTTTGCAGTAAAGATTGCAATGTATGGATCTAATCCAACTGATGTGCCAAGAATTAAAAACTTTAGAGCAATAGCGGTAGATTAATGTCTGAAGAATATGAATCGTTAATTAACAAACCTGAAGTTCATCATGTAAACGTACAAACCGAAAAACCGGGTTTTACAAGAAATGTGTATAGTAAGGCTTTACTAGCAACAGATGTAAATGCGCTAAACGCTCATAGAAATAGAAAAAGAGTTTATCAATCTCAGAATGAAGAAATAAATAGTATAAAGTCTGAAGTGAATGAAATTAAAGATATGTTGAGACAACTGCTAGACAGGAAATAAAATGGCAGGTAGCCCTATAGCTAATGTAGCACTCGATAATACCTTTGACGCCTGGCGTCGAAGAACAAATACTATCTCAGCTCGTTTGAATTCTTTCACTCGAAATGATAGTCAGTTACATGCAAACAATTTATTTGCTAACGTATCGTTTACTGCAGCTAATACTACTATCAATGGTCCAAGATTAGATGTTGCAGGTAATACTGCTTCATTTACTGCTAATGTAATTATTGCTGGTGCTAATGCAACATTCACCGGTCAGCAGTCTAATACAAACATCTTTACAAACTTCTTTAATGTTTCAGCTAATACAAAATTTTCTGGTGCTGACATTCAGTTTACAGGTCCAGTTACGTTTTCTAATACAGTTTCATTTGCATCAGCTAATAATACATTTACTGGTGCCAATACAAACATTTTTTCTAATCAGCTGAACGTAACAGCAAATTCATTAATCCAAGGATCTAATCTTACTATTACAACATCTAAAGTTGTATTCAATAGTGCCAATACAAACTTATTGGGTGCCAATACTAATATAAGTGGTCGTTTAAGAATTACTGGAACAACAGAGATGGTCGGCCTAAATACAACAAGTAATAGTATCTCCGGCGCTATTAACGAAGTAAAAACAACAGCTGACTCGTCAGGGGATGACTCGTTAGCATTTGCAATTGCATTAGGATAAAAGATGGCAAATATATTCAGGACATTCACATCTAGAAATATAGGAACGTCATTAACATCTGTTGGTAACTTTAACTCACCAGGTGCTAATGTTTCTACAGTGATTGGTTTGGCTATTTCAAATAAATCAAACTCAGCTATTTTGGTTGATGTTGCTCACGCATCTAATACAGCCAATACATTCATTATTAAAAATGCTCCTATTACAGCAGGTTCTACTTTAGTTCCTATTGGTGGTGATCAGAAGATCGTTCTCCATGGTGAATCAATTAAAGTATCGGCTAACACTGCTGGCGCAGTAGATGCTGTAATGTCAGTGCTAATTCAAAACGGAGCGTAATGAATGTCATATCTTGGCAACCCGCTCAATAACGGATTCGATTTTATCGATAAGCAGACGTTTACTGGTGATGGTACAACGACTCAATTTACTATGCGTGATCCAATTTCAAGACCAGAGATCATAGAAGTATTTGTTGGTAATATTCGTCAAGAGCCAGGTGTTGCTTATACAGTAAACGGAACAACCCTTACATTTACCGGTGCACCGATTCAAGGTGAAACAATCTATATTGTAAATAATAATTCGGCCATTCGTCTTAATGAGCCAGCACCAAATTCGGTTGACACAAGCCAAATAAAAGATGGAGCAATTACTCAGGCCAAAATTGATGCTAGTGTATCGCTTGGTGGTTCACAATTTAAAGGTAATAATGGTACTATAGGTAATGCTGGTAATCTTGGTGATATCTTTAGAGTTAACTCACAAACACTTACTTCTAACGTGCAGATAAATACAACAGAGAATGCATCAGCAGCTGGTCCTATTACAGTAGATGCTTCAACAACATTAACAGTTAATGGATACTTATCGATACTATGAGCAGTCAACTTAACATAAAGAAAATTGCGGGTTTAACATCAGGTGTAGGAAGTGATACCCTTACACTTGAAACTGGTGGTGCTGATAGAGTGACTGTAACCAATACTGCTATTACGTTGGCCGGTGCAACTACCATTAGTAATACAGCAACTATTATGGGTAATATTATACCAGGATCTGCTAATACATATACGCTTGGATCAAACACTGCATCATTTCAGTCAGCATACTTTGGAACAGGAATCTATTTAAACGGTGGAACAACGTCTGCTAATCAGTTAGATGATTATGAAGAAGGCACTTGGACACCAAGAATAAGGGGGGGAAGCAGCGAACCGGGTACACTAATTACTGGCAATGGCGTATACACAAAAATTGGCAATCAGGTGAGTGTTTTAATGGATTTTGATAATAAAAACATGACTGGTTATAGCGGTGCTGTAAGCATTGATTCATTTCCGTTTGCTCAAGCGTCTGGTTTTAGTGCGGGTGGGGCGGCGGGTATGATTTACTCTTTGCTGGGTGCTAATGCTAGTAGAGAACACACAGGTGTTTATATGGGCAATGGTGGCACTACTTTGAATTTTTATGACATAAACGCTGCCGGAGCATGGTCAGCATCACAGCATGGTGCACCCGCTGGCATGTATTTGTGGACAACATTTACTTACTTCACATCGTAACCTGATTGGATTATCAGGCAGTCAGTCCATCCATAGGAAATAAAAATGGCACTAACAGAAGAAACAATCCAAGACAAAATAGAAGTTGTAGGTGACTTCAAGCACGTTCAAGTGCGCACCGCAACAGTCATCAAGCGTGATGGCGTTGAGATTAGTCGTACTTTTCACAGACACACTGTAGCACCTGACGCTGACATCACAGGTGAAAGCGCAGAAGTGCAGGCTGTTTGTAATGCAGTACACACACAAGCAATTAAAGATGCTTATGCAGCTCATGTAGCATCACAAGAGATAGTATAAATAATTGAATACTAATAATTTAACACAACAAGGATAGCATTATGGCTAGCACATTAAAAGTAGATAGATTAGAAACCTTAGCAGGTTCTGGAAATATTACGGTAGCTACTGGTGCAACCTTCTCAGGCAATGTAACATTTTCTGGTGGAAGTACTGTTTCTGGTAATACAACCTTCACTAATTCTACAATTACCGGTAATACCACATTTAATGATTTAATTTTAGCTAAATCAGTTCAGGGTACTACTAATACAGCAACCGTTGGATCGACAACAGCTGATTCAACTGTAACTTTGAATTTTGATCAAAGTCAGAATTTTGTACTAACACTAGCAAATACAATTTCATTGGCTAACCCAAGCACAGAAGCAGTTGGCCAGTCTGGATTCATTGTCTTTATACAAGATGCATCTGGCAATAGATCAGTCACACTTGGCACAGATTATGAAACACCAGCAGCTGGGGGGATTACACTATCAATTGGTAATGCCGATACAGACGTAGTTCCATACATTGTAATTGCCTCCGACAGAATTTTGTTAGGTGCACCACAGTTGGATTTTGGTTAAGGATTAGAATATGTCAGGACCTTTTGGAACAAATGGTTGGGGATATGATCTCGGCTTAGGATATGACAACTGGGGCGGTCTCATGAATAGCCAGGTTAGAGGTGTATACGCGGCTGGTGGCGGTGTATATAATCTATCAACAGCTGGTACAGTGAGCTATTCTACTACCGGTGGTGGTATGTATGTTATTGGGATGCATCAAAAAGTACCTAGATGGATTGGTATAGCTAATGGTACTACCATTCAAGGACAAACAGGACAAATGTATAGTCAGGGTGGTATTTTCCAATGGCAATCTTCAGGTCATTTAACTTATAGATTTAACGGTATTTCTTTTACTTATACAAGCGGTACATATAATTACGCAACAGACATACCTTATGTAATTTTAGACATGACCAATCAAAGTGGATATGCAAATCAGATAAGAATATACGGTGGTGATGATACATTGATATATACATATAATTATGATACAAATACAACATGGAATGTTTATACATGTAGTTTTGATAGCCAGAATTCTGCATATGATTTAGAACCAATTGGTCAAGCAAATTATTCGTTTTCATAGGAGATAAATTAAAATGGCTTGGATGTATAATGGATCAGAGATCACACCAAACCAATCATTTTTAAATACTGACGGTTACCAGGTTGGTAAAGGTTGGGCAAAATTGTCTAGCGATGGTAAGGCTGCTCTTGGTATTACATGGCAGGATGATCCATCACCCTCAGTAGATCTAGCTACTTTAAAAACTGATGGGATAGCTACTATTAAAAATACAGCTCGTAGGTTGCAAGAAACTTATGATTGGTATATAATTAGAAAATATGAACTTGGTACAGATGTTCCTGCTGCAGTAACTACATATAGAGCAGCTGTAAAAACTGCATGCGATAGTATTATAGCTGATATTAATGCATGTACAACAGTTGATCAATATAATGCATTGAATATTGACGATGCTGAAAACTTAGATGATTGGCCAGACCTTCCATCTGTATAATTTTTATGAGGATAAATTGTGAATAGTGATAATGAGAATAAGAGGATTGAATCCTTATTTGCCGTCCCTTTATTTGTTAAAGATTTTAAATTCGAAGAAAAAAACCGTTTTATTGAAAATGCAAGACAATACCCTGCAAAAGAAAGCAGCAACGCTGGCGGTTTCCAATCTGACTTCCTAAATCCTTCCGATGAAGTAGTTGCTGATCTTATGAGTCAAGCAATGAAAGATGTTACTGCTGCTATCGGTTTTCTTGGGATAGAAGCAAGTACTAGCTTTGCAGTTGATGGTATTTGGATGAATATTAATGACCCTGATCACTGGAACCATATTCATAATCATCCAGGTGCTGATTTTGCAGTTGTTATTTACTTAAAAGTTCCAGAAGATAGTGGTGATATTGTTTTCTATAGCAATGATCCAATCAAACAGTATATGCCTTTTTACTCAACACCACTACTAAACGACACTCCGTTTAGTCGATTGCAATATGCACATACTCCTACTGAAGATTCAATGGTTATTTTTCCTGGACATGTTTTTCATAATGTTCAAGTCAACGAATCCGATAAAGAAAGAGTATCTGTTGCATTTAACTTGAAAGTGAATAGAAATAACAGACAGCTATCTTCTAATAGTTGGTAATTATGTCATTGTTATCTAAAAATATTGAAGTTGGTTTTTGTCATCCATCGGCTCCTATGATGGAGATAAATGAACCAAAGCCATTACAAATATCAGATGTTAAACAACCAAATACATTAAGGAAGGATACAATTTTTCAAAGATGTCCAGCTGTCCAAACTTATATGTATAACTCTTTTAGAGTCGATTATCCGTTTTCAGTTGAGTTTAATGTTAACGATCAACAGCTCTTTAGTAGTGATCCAAAATACCTAGCTAGATATGAGGACAGGGAACCATTCTTTTCATGGGTTGGTAATATATTTGAATGTCTTTGCACTGATGTGTTTTTCTTTTCTGATACACCTGGAGTAAAGATGTTAATACATCCTCATAAGGATAGTCCTTTAGCACCAGTTATTCCAGCTATAGTTGACATATACAAGTTTCCAAGAGTAACTCACTCAAGTGTTTTTCTATCAGAAGGTCAAAAGATTTCAATTAAGAAAGGTGACCCAGCATACAGCGTAACTTTTTTTACACCAAATGAAGAGCGAGTAAAACTAGTACCATGTAGCAGACCTGATCTATTAAATTATTTAAAAGAGAGAGAAAATTATAATAGATTGACAATGGCTATGAAGTGGAAAAACTTGTTTGATGATAGTTTAAGGTTCAAGCCTAAGAATCAGATCAAAAAATTTAGATTGAACAATAAGTAGTATTAAGATAAATAACTTGATAGTATCAACAATGCACATTTTGGAGATCTTTTTTTATGAGAACACCTGATTTTAATAATGTACATCTTTTCGATCGCCTGTGTTGGGCAAAAGAAAATCTTGAAGGATATCAAAGTGAATATAGAGTAGTGTGGGAAGATCCAGACGCACCAGATGAATGTGCTAAGGTTACTATTCCAGATCCAAATTGGATGGCCTGTGCTCTTCAAGGAGGAATATTACCACCGGTTTGGGTATACCATGAGTTAGCTGATGATGAAGCTAAACCAGATTTTAAGAAGCATACAAGAGGTTACTTACTACATCAGACTGAACCTGTCGGTCCCATGACTGAAGAGCAAGCAATTGAATACCTCGTAATGAAGGATATACCACGTAGAGTGTGGCAAGACCACGATATGGCAAACAAACCTAGGTTCTGCATTACTACAAAGGAATGTCTTCCAAAGACAAGAGAGTGGAGAAATGCATGGAGATTAGACATAAATAATGGAGAAGAATATATTAAGGAGGTAGCGTAAATGGCTACAACAACAATTATTGATAAAGATGGACAAAGTATCACCGGCCCATCCTCTATGCCTTCTGACCGTGCATTTAGAGGTGCTTGGGTAATTAGTGGTACAGTAATTTCAGAAGACTTGGCAACAGCTAAAGATATCTTTAAAGACAAGATTCGCGAAGTTCGTAAGCCTCTTCTTGATGCTGAAGACGTTGTTTACATGAAAGCAATGGAAGCTGATGACGCAGATGCAAAAGCAGCATCAGTTACTAAGAAGACAGCTCTTAGAGATGCACCTGAAGCTTCAGCTATTACAAATGCAACAACCATCGCAGAATTAAAAGCAGCTTGGGACTCAGATCTATTAGGCGATAGTCCTTACTAAAGGGTAATTAATGGCTTATCTAGGAAGACAACCACAAGTAGGTAGATATACACAAATTGATGATATCTCATCTCAATTTAATGGTACTTTAACTACATTTGTTTTAAAGAACGGTGGGGATCCACAAAACGTATTTGTCCCTAACGGGCTCATTGTGAGCCTTGGTGGTGTTATTCAAAAACCAACAGTAGACTTTACTGTATCTGGTAGTTCAATTACATTTACTACTGCTCCTACAGCTGGTACAACATTCTTCGCATATCTACTTGGTGATACATTAAATGTAGGTATGGCTTCTGATAATGCAGTTCTTACAAGATCTATTGCAGACGGTGCTGTAACTGGTCCTAAGTTAAATGATGTTTTACAAGTAGCATCCTCCAACGTTGTTTTCTCAGGCGCAAACATTGTCTTTGCTAATACTACCCATGTTAACTTTACTGGTGCTAATGTTGTTGGTCTTTCTGGTGTTGGTGGTTCTAGCGGTGGTAGTATAAATGGTGTTACAGTTATTTCAGAAACTGCAAATGGTGACTTGGATGTTTCTTTCTATAATTCAAATAACAATATAAATATGACAGACCCATATGTGCAAGCATTCTTTAGCGCAAGGTCAAATACAACAATTAGCTCAACTGGATTTTTAACGGTGACATTTTAATGGCTCATATAGGTAAATTAAGATTTAATTGGAGAGGCGTCTGGGTTTCTGGTACAAACTATAAACCAGACGACATGGTGCAGTATAAGGGCCAAACTTATATTTGTAATGCTAACACATCTTCAACGACAAGTCCACAAGATAGAGTTACAACTAATTCAGATAATCCAGGTTCTGCCGGTACTGAATGGACATTGTATTCACACTCTGGTTTAGGTGGAGATGCAAACAGAGGTGAAACAGGTTACAAAAGTTCGAACACATTTATGTTTGGAACAGATAGAAGCTCACATGGGCATTTAACAAATTCATACTGGCGTTCAGGAACATATTATCACGGTGACAATGTTCAATACATTGCTAATAATGGTGTAAGTGGTACATATAGAGTTAATGTTGCATCAACAACTTTACCGCCAGCTAATACAACAGCAAACCCAACTACTGATTGGGATCGTATTGCTTTTGGTACAGCAAGTCCTAACAAAACCGCATTAGTACATCCAGATTGCGCGGAACCTTTTCCTAACTCAGGTTATATCCTTAGAAGTCAGTGGTCTGGTAATAATATGGTTGGTAACTCAACCCCAGCTTGGTTTGGTGATACGTATGGGTATGGGGTGACCGATTCAACTCAGTATTTCATGGGTGGATGTTGTTTTATAAATAAAAACTTTTTACCTGTTACTATTCCAGGTGATGCCGCAAATGCAACTGCAGGTAGCCCACCTTTTGAACAGGTTGATAATTTTTGGACTACATCTGAAGTACCGTTTAGACATTTAGATTATCTTGATGGTGTGCTTGATACACCAGATGGGGAACCTCCTAAAGTTTCAATGTTACTTAAAGATTACGCTGGTATGTTCGTATTGTTTAACAATGGTGAAGTACATTACTATGGTGCTAACACCAAGGGCCAAGCTGGTAGAGGTACTACCACTGATACTGAACAAAATGGTGCTTTTAATAGATGGGGTTATGCAAACGTAAACAGAACCGGTGAAACAAAAGTTCTTAGAGGCAAAAAAGCTATTCGAATTGCTATGACATTAGGAAATGCAACTAATACTGATACAGCAACTTATGCTCTTATTTCATATGGGGCAAACAATACAAATGAAATTTGGCATTCAGGTGATAATCATTATGGTCAAGGTGCAGCAGCTGGGTCAGTAGATAATACAGTTCCAACACATATAACAACAGGTGCCAACGGTTGGGATCAGGCCGCCTTTGGTAATCCTGTAGATATATGGGCCAATGGTGGTACCTATGGTAGAATATGGGTTCTTACCGATACAGGTAAAATGTATGCATGTGGTTACAATGTTCATGGTCAGTTAGGTGTAGGAGATTTAGTTAGTAAACCAGTCTGGACATTAGTCAAAGACTGGGGTACAGTAGGTGGTATCAAAAAGTTTGCTACTGCTGGTAATCAGCGTAATGTTGCCGCAGTTGTTGCTGGTAACGGTACATTATGGACTTGGGGTGAAAATGCCGCAGGTGCATTAGGTCAAGGTGATACAAGCGTTAGATCATCACCAACACAAGTTGGGTCTGACACTGATTGGCAAAATGTTTGGGTATTTGGTGGCTCCGGTACTGGCACTGGCGATCATGTCACTTTTGCAACAAAAGGAACGTCACAAACAGATAATGATCTTTATGCTTGTGGTGATGGTGCTAACTATGTTCTTGGTCAAGGTAATGCAACAGATCAACAATCTTTTGTACAACCTCTAGATAGCTACGGTGCTACTATATCAAATATTGTAAATGTAAAAGCTATTACCGGTACTGGTGCTGTCCATATAGGTATAGGTTTGGAACAATATATAGCAGATACAAGTATAACAAATCAAAATGGATATAAGACAAGATGGTATTTCCAAGGTGATCAATACGGTAATGTTTTTGAATTAGGTAGCGCGGCTAGCCCCACTACTAATACCCTAGATGCTGATTTACCTAAACCTTCAGCTTCAGCAACAGAACAATATTATTATCATCAAAACCTAAGAGTTTTCCCAGGTGTTAATCCTTATAGAATTTCATTACAAACAAGAGGTTATACTCAAGCAACTAGTGCGGCTATATACTTTGATAAAGATGTAGGAAGAGTTATTGCTACAGGAGCAACTTACTATGGGCTTGACAACTATTCAGCTCCGGGTGATTTTCCAACACAAGGTACAGATATTGAAACAAAAGGCGGTACCGTCTTTTTGCCAGGTAACTAGGAGTAAATAATGGCAACCATAATTAATTTAGGTAAAGTAAAATTTGAATTTAAAGGTGACTACTCCAACACTGTTACTTACAATGTTGATGATATTGTTGTTTATCAAAATGCTAAGTTTATCTATAAGAATGGAACTAGTACATCAAACAATGATCCATTGATTAGAGACACTAACTGGCAATATTCAGCCGCTGCAGAAGTACGTGATCCAGCTATGAAAAAGTTCAAAGTAAATACTACATATTGGGATTACTTTGAATCAGAAAACCAATTTGGTGAGTATGTAGGCAATTGGTCAAACAGTAATATCTATCTTACTGGTCAAGTTGTAACTGGGGCTTCTGGTGCAGCATATTACGCTAAAAGAACTTCTAAAGGCGATGACCCTGTATTTAACCATTACGGAACATGGGAACTTTACATAGAAGGTGGTCCTGTTATACATGATAGAAAAATTACTCGTCTTGTAAATGAAAATCCAGTAGGTTGGAGAGGTCATCCAAAACTAAGTCTTCATGCTAATACCGGTTGGGCAAATACGTGGAATGGTAATATTCCATTGAATACGTATGGAGCTAATGGCCAAAGTGAACTTTACAATGCAGCAACACCTTCAACCATGACTACTCATGGAGGCTTTGTTGGTGTAAAATGGGATGGAAGTATTGCTGGTTGGGGTTGGGGTGGTTACTATAGTGCACCATATAATACATCTCCAAGCCAAGGAGGTGAAATATCTCTTCCGTACGATCCAAATGTACATTCAAGATTCTATTATGATACAGCTGTAAGAACAAGTCCGCTATATGGAGGACATGACACTGATAATCAATATGTGAATGCTGATGAATACACTTTACCAGCACTTCAAAATGTATTTGATACACCAGGTACTTCAGGTTGGCCAACTATTATGTCAATTGCAGGTGGTGCTGCACATGGCTCTCTTATGAGTGATGGAACTATTACTTTAGGTGTTACTGGTGGTTTTAATTCTACTTCTAATCCAGGCGGTGCTTCTGAAGTTCAGGAACATACATCTGGTAATTATTCTTACAGTAAACAAGATTTTGGTAATAAAAGAATAGTTAAACTAGCCATGGCGTGTGGTGATTTTACCACCTCGGCCGTGGCGACACTTAATCAAGGACATGCAATTGCACTTGATGAAGACGGTGAAATTTGGACATGGGGTGATAATAGTTATGGTCAATGTGGTGTTGGTCCTGAATTAGGAGATGATCCAAAAACTTCATTTTTGGGTGGTTTTGCTGAAGATAGAGTAGTTGATGTAACATCACCAACTAAAATACCAATGTCACAATTTGAAAATGAAAGAATTGTAGATTGTTGGGCCGTTGGTGAAACATTCGGAATGAGTATGGTTCTTACACAAGCTGGATATCTTTGGACTTGTGGTTATAATAATTTGGGTCAACTTGGACATCCAACTAATACGGGTACACAAACAGCAACACATTGTTCTATATTCCGTAAAATTGATTTAGATTGGAATGCATATAATGGAATTCAAAAAGTTATTATTTCTGGCTGGGAACAATACCAAACTGTTTACATACTAGATGGCCATGGTCATGTTTGGTCTTGGGGATATAATGGTGTTGGTAATTTAGGTGATGGTTCAACTACTAATCATAATAACACGGTAGATGTAGCAGCAAGTCCAGCTACGTACAGAAGAACAAGTTGGCCGCAAGGCAACACCACGGTTAATATGTGGGCAACAGGTCATTATAACTTTGGTAACCTTTGGACTGCTCAAGCCAACGGAGCTGTATATGGTGTAGGACATAATGGCTTTTATGAACTCAACAACGGAACTGTTACTGGAACAACTAATCAATCAACACCTGTTATAAGTAACGATATATCTTTCCCCATTAAGATTCATAATGATACAGGTGGTAACCGATCTGGTGCATTAATTTGTCTCACAAAAGATAGAGATGTATTAGTTATGCCTCAGAATGGTGCTACTTATACATCTGGTTTAGGTGAATTAGGTAATAATAATACTAATTATGATATTGCACAGAGAGATGGCGCAGGTTCAAGATCAGGAAGAACTGATGTATCACAATATGGATGGAAAGAAATAGCCGTTCCATCATACATGCATAAAGATGGTTCAAAAGCAATTGATGTTAGAGCTGATGGCCACGCATTTGTGTATAGTACCAGTACTTACTATCCATGGTTTTGTACTGTTCTTACTCAAGATGGACGATTAAAACATTTTGGTACATATACTGCAAGTTTAATTAGTGATGGTAGAGAAGAAGATGCACGTGCTCTTGCTGACTTTATGTATTGGGGGTCGTGATGGCTAGATTAATTTTTTCTATAAATAATAATACAGCAGTTCCGTTTACTAATAAGTGGCCCGGTTGGAACTCTCGTTATGTTGAAACTACTACAGTTAGTAAAAATGTAATACTTGGCGATGGTACTGAAACAACTATTAATTTTGATAAAATCAATTCTGATTTCTTCACTGATAATCCATTAAATAGTTCATGTTTACATATAGGTGACATAAATGATAAGAGTTATTTTGCAGTGAGAGATAATAGTTTTGTTACATGGACAACTGCTGAAAAGACAGAATATGGTTATGCAGAAGAATCATTACCACTTAGTGAAGCAGATACAAACTTAATTATATTAAAACCCGGTGAAGAATCCTCTAATACAGAAATATATACAGAAGCAGCTGATCAGATATGTGAAAGATTTATGGATCCTTTAACAGCAAATACCGTACAAGCACAAGTAGATGCAGAGGCTTTTGGTTACAATTTTGCAAACACTTATACTTTTAATGTTTAAGGAATAAAAACATGCATTTCGGCGGACAAAATTTAAACCCAGCAACTTTCAAATACACGTGGAAAGGTGATTGGAAACCGCATGTTGTTTATGGCCGGCATGATGTTGTACGTCATAGAGGTAGAACATGGTATGCTAAAAGTGATGAAGGTGCTAACGAAAGATATCAAGGTTATTATTATGAGCCTGGTAAATCTAACTTTTGGGAAAACCATACTAACGGTAATGTAAACAGAGGTGGATGGAGTCCTCAGAGAACTTATCATAAAGGTGATTTGGTTTCTTATAAAGGTGACTGGTATGTTTGTGTAACTGGAGGTAGAGGTATTCACCCAGTTTATGATCATGGTGCACTAACAAACAAATGGACTAGAGTTGCAAAAAGTCCAAGAATGTCTAACCCTGGTAAATTTGTTCCATTAGTTGGTAATCAAGCTCCGCTAGGTTGGGATAGACATTATGGAACAGATGCTCCGACGCAGCAGGGAATACAAGGATGTTTTCTTGTTGATTGGGATGGTAACCCTTGCCATTTTGGTGGAAAATATAACACAACAGCTGGTCATTATTTTCTTGGAACAAATCCCGCGGCCGCATCGCAGATATTTAGTAGACGTGCTAGAATTTTCTCAATGCCTTGGACCGATTTTCTTGAGCATGATAAACAACCTATTACTGGTGAAAATGAAATTATCCAGATAGCCGCAACATCAAGAAATGCTTGGTACCTATCTAATAATGGTGAAGTTTTTCATAGCGGATATAATACAAACAAGATGGGTGGTACAGGAGATACAAATAGTACACGTAATTATGGTCCAAGCACAGTAGGTAAAGATAATACTTCAACAGGTACAAATTGGAATGCGGCTATTTCAGCAGGAACATTTAGAGATTCATTTATAGTTAAACTTGCAACTGCATTTATTGGCGAAGATCGTAGTGTCGATGGTAATTGTTTAGCTTTAGATTCAGATGGCAATGTTTGGACTTGGGGTGATTCTACTTATGGTGCTACTGGCTGGGGTCATCCTGAAAACGCACCGGCATTTGATACTGATTCAGGCACTCCATTTAAGTTAGATTATAATAATTGGTTTGGTGGTTCTCCTATCATTGATATTTGGACTTTTATGGGTCCTGCAACCAATGGCCGACAAGGTGTTTTTGCTTTAGATAACAATGGTATATTATGGGCATGGGGTGAAAACCACATGAGTCAGCTTGGTGTAGAATATGATTATGTAAGAAGACCAACGCCTGTTTTTGACTGTGGTAAACATGGTGGACTAAAGAAATTAACTGCTATGCATAATTATTATGGTAGTACAATTTTACTTATGAACGATGGTAGTTTACATATTTCTGGATCTCGTAATGCCGACTCTACAGGTGAAGTATTTTTTGGAGGTGTATCAGCAGCTGATGATGGTAATGATAGAGTACCTGGATTTGCTGAAGTCTCTCAAATGTTTTATAATTCATATAAAAAGCAGCATCCAACAATAGCCTCTATGGCTGATGTATTCCAAGATGTTCAGAATATATGGATGTCGGAAGGTGAGAACGCTTTTAACGGTAATGTAGCATGGCAGAATTATGATCATGATATCTTTGTAATTGGAGATGCTCTGACAAATTATCCAACATCAGGAATGTTTAATCAAAATGGTGATGCGCGCGGGACCGTAACTGATCGCATTGATGATGATATAAATTCTGCTACTTTTCCTTTACTTTCTGATTGGTCTTCACTTAATGGTCAAGTAGAATATCTACAATGGTGGGGTGGTTATGCTACAAATTCTCAGGAACTTGGTTGTGCTGTAATGACAGAAGATGGAAGAGTAAAAGCAGCTGGAGCAACATTTACAAATGCTGATAATACCGGAATGGGTATAAATCATAGTGGCACTCCTACAGGTGGTAATCACGAGGCATTCGAAACTGGAGGTAAAACATTATTTGCTGATGAGCTAACACCAGTAAATGATTTAATTAACGGTGGGCCAACTAGCCAGCATTTTGGGCCAATGTCACAAAAAGCTACACATATGGGTGGTTTACGTGGTAACCTAGATACATCTAGTCTTGGTACTGGAGCTTATGTAACTTTCTATGAAGATGGAACAGCTGGTTTCTTTGGAAAAACGGCACTTTCAGTTGCTAACCCACTCTTAACCCGCGCCAATTTTACTGGTTCAACAGTTCTTGATACTGGTAGACAAACTGGTAGATTTAGAGCATTCTAACAATAAATACAATAAACAAATAAAGGAAAAACAATGTGGGCTTACGTTAAAAATTCTCAAGTAGTAAGGCTGTATAGTAGGCCAACCGCTTTGACGATTGGTGGCCTGCAATATCCAGCCAATATTTTTTCATCTTGGACAGCTTCTGCTCTCAAGGATATTGGTATCTATAGCTATTCTGAAACTGGTAAGGGTAGAACAGATTACTACACAAACTCTGGTCCTGTTTATACAGTAGATGATTCAGCTGGTACTGTTACTGGTACATACACACCAACAGCTAAAGATCTTACAGAAACAAAAGAAGCTGAGATTGTAACAATTAAAAGCACTGTTGCTAGCAAATTACAACCAACTGACTGGATGGTAATCAAGGCTAATGAAGTGGCTGGTAATACTGTTCCTTCAGTGTATGCAACATACAGATCAGATGTACGTGCAAAAGGTAATGCGCTTGAAACATCTGTAAATGATGCAGCTGATATTGATGCAATTATTACTCTACACACTTCTACATATCATGCTAACGGTTCAATCAATGTTCTTGCTTCAATGCAAGACTGGCCAACAGACCCAGATGCTGAGGATGTATAATGTCGCAGACAGTTGTACAAAGTGCATTTCTAGCTAACAATAGTGTTACATCTATAAAGGTACTTGATAGAAGTCTTTCAGGTACTGAGTTAGCTAACAATCTAACAGTATCATCTAATGTTGTATTCCAAGGATCCAACACTCATATCAAATCAGCTAACACAACTCTTAGTGGATCAAACACATTCATATCTGGTTCACAATTAAGAGTAGTTTCAGCTAATACTTTATTCTCTTCCAATGTTAACTTTGCAAATACTATTGGTAATGTCAAACCAGTAATCAATTTTGCAAGTGCAAATGTTCAAGGTTTGCCAGCTGGCGGTGCTCAACCTAGTGCAATAACAGTCTTTACAGCGGCTCAAAGATTTGCTCCAGTTGGATTTACTGCAGGATCTAATACCGGTACTTCTACAGTAACATTAAATTTAGCAAACAATAATTATTTTGATATTACATTAGCTAATAATATTGTTATGTCTAATCCAACAGGTACGTCAAATACACAAGGTGGCTCAATATTTTTGACACAGGATGGAACAGGAAATAGAACTGTTACATTTGGTCAATATTGGAGATTCCCATCTGGATCAGCTCCTTCACTATCTTCTTCAGCAAATGCACAAGATAGAATAGATTACGTAGTAAGAAGTGCAAATTCAATACATGCCTCGGTGACATTAGATCTCCTAGGTACATAAGGAGTATATAATGGCATTCGGAACCGATGCATCAAATAGAATGGGCTCTCTTCAAGCTATTGGAGGAACTTTCTATAATAAGACTATTGACAATTCATTGCGTATGAGTAATGATAATAATACAACATTGCAATGGTCAGCCGGTACTCCAGATAGTACTTCTATATGGACAATGAGTTTTTGGATAAAGTTTTGGGATCCAGAAGCCGGTCAAGCTGCTACTGAATTCTTCAGTGCTGGAACTAGTGGCTCAGCATATAGTTTTTTTGCACTTAACGCATCTGAACAATTAACACATCAAACTGAATTGCCAGGTGCTAGAAATAAAAACTGGAACCGTGTTATTAGAGATACTAGTACTTGGTATCATTTTGTTTTTAGAGCAGATTTGAACCAAGTTGCAACAGCTGATAAACTAAGATGGTATGTTAATGGAGTTTTAGAAACTGATACTTCTACAGATGGAATTTCACAATCTACATGGTCATTTATAAATGCAAGTGGTGTGACTCAAAACTGGGGTGGTAAGACTGGTATAGCTAATGGTAATCCTGGAGCTGATGTATACTTAGCAGAAATAAACTTTTGTGACGGTCAAAGTTATGGTCCAGAATATTTCGGTGAGAATAAGAACGGAGTGTGGATTCCAAAAGAACCTAATGTTACATATGGTGCTAATGGATATAGATTGGAATTCAAACAAACAGGAACAGGTGGTGCATCTGCATCAACTGTAGGTGCTGATACAAGTGGAAATGATAATCACTTTACAGATTCTGGTATAGGTGCTGATGACATACTTCCTGACAGTCCTACTAACAATATGGCTATACTATCAGCCGTAAACAAGTATACAAATGCATCAAGTAATGATATACGTGAAGGTGGACTAGAAGAAGGAGGTAGCGGTTCAGGATATGCAGGAACAGTAACATTTGATGCAGAAGATGAAAATGGATATTATTTTGAAGTAACCCATACAGGTACTCCGGGTGCTGGTTGTACTCATGGTATGATGAATTTTACAGATTCAATAAACCAATATGGTGGTATTCCTGGTGACTCAGACCGATCCGGTTGGTGGGGTGTTTACCGAAGAGGTGCTGGCGGTAGTAATCAATTCTGGTATTATCTTGATGGTGTTGAAACAGCTACTTTAGGTGTGGCTGGTGCAGCTAATGATGTTTGGATGTATTTAATCAAGGCTGGTAAGTTTTATATTGGTCGTAATGGTACATGGTTTAATTCAGGTGATCCAGATGCAGGTACTGGTTTTTATGACTCTGGACTTACTGGAACAGATTGGACTATCTTCAGTGGTAATGGTATTAATGTATCTGGGGGCCACAAGATTAGAGTTGAGAGAAGTCTTTGGAGTCATGGTGATGATTCTTATAAAGAAGTAAAAGCATTTAATTTAGCTGAACCGGTAAATACACCTCGAAATGATTCAATTGAGAATTCATACTTCTATACAGTATTGTATGAAGGCAATGGTGGTGGCCAACGAGTTGGTCAGTTCCTGCCGTTGAATGAAGTAAAGACTGTTAACAACTCTGTTAGATTTAATGATGATGATAGTGCTTATATGTATAGAACGCCTTCTGCTAGTAATAGAAAAACATTTACATTTTCAGCTTGGATTAAGGTTAATCCAGCAGCTACGAACTATCCTCCACTTTTCAATGCTGATACATCTACACCAGATAGTGTAATAAGATTAGGTACAGATGGTAATATAGAATTTATTGCTGAGAATGGTGGTGGAGGTAATGCTCTGTTAATTACCAATAGAAAATTAAAAGACTCATCAGTTTGGTACCATGTTGTTTGTAGTATGGACACATCAAATCCTACTGCAGATCAAAGACTTAGAATTTATGTTAATGGAACTGAAGAAACATCTTTTTCATCTAGAACCAATCCAGATTTAGATGATGAGTATAAATTTAACAGTAACGTAATTCATAAGATTGGAGCTCAGCGCTATGCTTCATACTGGGATGGTTATATGGCTGACGTTCACTTTGTAGATGGGCAAGCGTTGGATCCAACATCCTTTGGCCAAACAGATCCATCCACAGAGCAATGGATTCCAAAAACATTTACTGGTAACCATGGTCAAAATGGTTTCCATTTAGAGTTCTTGAATAATGAAGTTGGTGCTGATTCTGCTAACACTAATTCGTTTACTCCAGTTAATCTTACAACTGCAAATACAGTTATTGATACTCCAACCAGAAACTTTGCAACAAAAGATCCTAATTATATAAACTCTCAATCACAAGTCTTTTCTGAAGGTAACTTGGATGTTTACTCAACACAGACAAGCACTAATCCTGGAATGGTAAGCACACAAAAAGTGAGAAATGGAAAATGGTATTGGGAAGTTTATATTAGAGCTCAGGCTGGTTCAAATATTGTTGGTATAGCAAAACATCCAAACAATCTTCCTAGTGATAACTATGCACTTTATAACTCAGCTGATATGTATGGTTGGGTAACAGCTGGTTCAATTTTCCGAAACAATGGTACTAATTATAGTGGTTTAGTAGGTACATGGACAGCAGGAGATATTATTGGTGTTGCATTAGATATGGATAATGGTGATCTGTACATGTATAAAAATGGTACAGCAGAGAATTCTGGTAATCCTGTTTGGACTGGATTAAGTGGTGAATTTTCTTCATATAGCTTAGTTTATCAAAATGGTGCACATACTTATAATTTTGGTCAAGATTCATCGTTTGCTGGAAATTTATCTCCTGCTGCTAATACAGACGGACTGGGTGCTGAATTCAAATACACTCCACCATCTGGATACAAAGCACTCAATGTTGATAATCTTCCAGCCAAGGGTACTAAAGGTATAGCAAGAAGAAAAACTCCAGTGTTTACATGGATCAAAAACAGAGACTCTACTGATTCACATATGTTGTTTGATCAAGTACGTGGAGTAACAAAAGTAATACATTCAGATCCAGACACACATCAAGTAGAAACAACCGAAGTAAATACATTACAGAAATTCATACCTGGTGGTTTCCAAATTGGTAATGACGTTCAGGTTAATACAACAGGTGAGTCATATGTTGCATGGAATTGGTGTATGCATGATGAAATAGTCAATGCCGGGCCACAAACAATGTCACCAGCTGGATCTATTACAGCTACTGGATTAGCAGACAGAAGACTTGGTTTCAGTATAGTAAAATTTACTGGCACAGGCGCAAATGGTACAGTGGGTCATGGATTGAGTCAAGCACCAGAAATGATAATGGTGGCATCTTTAGAAACAGTATCTAACTGGATAGTATATCATAAATTTGATGGCGGTACAGACGGAAGGTCGTTTTTAAATTTAAACACGGCTGGTGCTAAATTTGACAATGGACCAAATAGTTATTTTCAAGATACACCACCATCAAGTACAGTAATATCTGTAAATGGATCAACTTACAATACCATAGGTAATGATTTTGTGTATTATTGTTTTCATAGTGTGCCAGGTTATTCAAAAATAGGATCTTATATTGGAAATAATAACGCAGATGGTCCATTTGCATTTTGCGGGTTCAAACCGGGATTTTTATTTTTAAAGAATACTGCAAATGGAGCTACAAATTGGTTAATATATGATAATAAGAGAGACTCTTATAATCAAATGCAATTTCCATTATTTGCAAGTCTTAATAATGCTACATACACATCAAATCTTCTTCATGTAGATTTTTTAAGTAACGGTTTTAAAATTCGTAATGGTACTTATGGTGAAACAAATGGTAGTAATCAAAGACATATATTCTGGGCAATGGCAGAATCCCCATTCAAATATTCAAATGCAAGATGACAAAAGATAAATAAATCATAACATCGGGAAAATGATATGGCATTATCAAGAGTAGCAAATTCATCACTAAATCAAACGCAGGAATTTCACTTTACTGCAAACTCATCTTTTCTTGGCTCCAATACTTTTTTTGGTGGTACTAAGACAAGATTTATTGGTGCTAATATTGTCTTTGCAAATACTACTCATGTAAACTTTACCGGTGCCAATGTTGTTGGTCTTTCTGGTCTTGGAGGAGGTAGTGTAGATACAAATACTTCCACAAGATGGGAAAGGTCAATTACTTTTGAAAGAGTAGGTCTTGGCACTGTAGGACTTGGCGCTGGTAATTCAAATATTACACTAAATTTAGCTAATGGTAACTTCTTTGATATAACTGTGGGTAATAATATTGTTATTACTAATCCTTTAAGTATTGGTAATTCAACAGTAAGTAATGTTCAGAGTGGATCTATCTTCCTCAAACAAGATTCAACTGGAAACAGAACAGTTACATTTGGTCAATATTGGAGATTCCCTTCAGGCTCTGCTCCATCCTTATCTACTTCAGCAAATGCACAAGATAGAATTGACTTTGTTGTTTTTAGTAGTAATACAATCCAAGCCTCGGTGACATTAGATCTCCTTGGTACATAAGGAGTAGATAAATGGGTTTTGGTAGTGATACACTAAGGCAAGGTTCTCCACAAGCTATTGGCGCGACTTTCTATAATAAGACAATCGATCAGTCCTTGCGTTTTGAGGATGGTGACGGTGCGTATCTTAGCAAAGCCTACTCAACAACTCAGACAAACAATAAACTGATAACAGTCAGTGTTTGGTTTAAGCTAGGCAATTTGAAATCAACTTCTGGCAGAGCAGTTATTTTACACTCTAGAAACGGGGGTGCTGGTGAAATACGTTTGCAATCTGATAAACTGCAAGCCAACTGTTTTGACACTGGTTATGTAGGTTTTCGCAGTGAGGGATTGTTTCGTGACACAGCAGCTTGGTATCACATAGTATATCAAGGCGATTCAACAAACGCTGTAGCATCAGCTAGAAATCGGGTTTGGTTGAATGGTCAAGAATTAACAAACGAAGCACCATCATTTACCCCAGAAGATCAAGTTTTAAATGTTTTGAAAACAGGCCAAACAACAATGGTCGGCAGAAATGTCGATGATGCATCGCACTATTGGGACGGGTATCTTGCAGAAATGCATGTAATAGATGGAACTCTTTACGGTCCAGAATATTTTGGTGAGAATAAAAACGGTATTTGGATTCCAAAACAAGTTACTGGTGTTACTTATGGCACTAATGGATTCCATTTAGATTTTGCTGACTCATCCGACTTAGGTAAGAATATTGCAACGGGTAATACATTTGCAACATTTGCTACTTCAGGATTAACAGCATCTGATCAAATTGTTGACAGTCCTACAAACAACTTCTGTACACTAAATTCGATTGCTTACAGCACTATTGGCACTCACTCTGAGGGTAATTTAAAATTAGCTACCAGTACAAATAATCGAGCAACGCATGGTACACTGGATCTACCTTTAAGTGGAAAATGGTATTATGAAGTTCGTGTTGACTCATATGCTTCTGGCGGCGGTACTTACATGGGATGGGGTACAGATACAAGTTTGGGTGTTGATGAATCCTCAAGTTCTAAAGGAATATATTTTAGCACATATAATGAACAGGTTTTATTAGATAACAGTGGCCAATCGGGTGGATATGGGTCGACTGGAACAAATGTTGCAACTAATGGCGATATATATTCAATTTTGTTAGATGTTGATAATGAAAGATTTTATTACGCTAAAAATGGAACGTACTTTAATAGTGCAGATCCTGGTGCAGGAACAGGTGGGTTAGATGTTTCTTCAACGCTTAGTGCTGCATTATCACCCGTTGTACCATCTCTAACAAGGGGCGGTTCTTACAATGAAACTTATACAGTTAACTTTGGACAAGATGCTACGTTTGGTGGTAATGTAACAGGTGCCAATGGATATTCACAATCTGCAGGAGGAGATTTCAAATATCAGCCTCCAACGGGTTTCAAAGCACTCAAAGTAAGTAATCTACCAGAACCAGTAAATACACCTCGAAACGAGTCAATTGAAAACTCATTCTTCTATACAACACTATATGAAGGTGATGGAGGTGGCCAAAGAGTTGGTCAGTTCTTGCCGTTGAATGAAGTTAAGACAGTCAACAATGCAATTAGATTTGAGGATGGTGATACTCCTCACTTAACTAGAACTCCTGGCTCTAGTGGCAACACTAAAGCGTGGACATGGAGCTCATGGGTAAAACGTGGTAACCTAGTAGACGGTACATTATTTTCAGCAAATTATAACTCAGTTCAAATTGTGTTTAGTACTGACAGGGTTTATTTTGAACATAATGATGGCTCAAATAATCATTACAAAGTAACTACTAAGAAGTTAAGAGATACTAGTGTTTGGTATCATATTGTTTGTGTTTGGGATACTGCAAATGGAACAGCAGCAGACCGTATGCGTATTTACGTTGACGGTGAACGGGTAACAGAATTTGACTCATCATCTAATCCAGGCTCAAATTTAGATAGTAAATTTAACACGAATATAGCACATTACATTGGGTATAGAATTAATCCCGCGGGACTTCAGCTAGACGGCTATATGGCAGACGTTCACTTCGTGGACGGGCAAGCACTAGATCCAACATCCTTTGGCCAAACAGATCCTTCAACAGAAACATGGATTCCAAAAACATTTACTGGCAATCATGGGCAGAATGGATTCCATTTAGAGTTTGAAAACCCAGATCTTCGTCCAGGTCTTGGCGGTATAGGTGATAGTTCAGCAAACAATAACCACTTTACTCCAGTTAATCTTGCAACTGCTAATACAGTTATTGACACACCAACCAGAAACTTTATGACACTTGGTGGCCGTAAAGGCACTGTTACTATGTCAGAAGGTAACTTGAAAGCATCAGCAGGTTCAGATTACCAAGCAGTGTTTGGTTCTATGCCTATACCAGATGTTGGCAAGTATTATTATGAAGTGTATATTGAAACACCTGGTGGTGGTAATGTTGAAGATTCACAGATTCTAATTCAAGGTGAAGATACAGTAGTTTCAGGTACATCTCCATATCCACAGGCCGATACTCCTCGTATTGGTTATGCTGGTTCTGGTTCTATTCTTGGATCATCTGGTTCAACAGCAACAACTTTACAATCTAGTTTGACTGCTCATACAGCTGGTACTATTTTTGGTGTAGCAGTTAATATGGATGACAAAGAAGTTTCTTTCTATCGTAATGGATCACAAGAAGGCAATACACACGGCTTTGAAACTCAAGGTCAAAAGATGTTTGTTAGATATGTTGGTGCAACTACAAGAGGCAATAGATATAACTTTGGCCAGGATAGTTCGTTTGCTGGACAAATTGCAGCTAGTGCAAATACTGATGGCTTAGGTGCAGAATTTAAGTATACACCGCCAGCTGGATACAAAGCATTAAATACAGATAACTTTCCAGCTAAAGGTACTAAAGGTATAGCAAGAAGAAAAACTCCTGTAATCACATGGATCAAGAACAGAGATTCAACAGATTCACATATGTTGTTTGATCAATTAAGAGGTCCAACAAAAGTAGCTCATCCAGATCTTAATGCTGCAGAGACAACCGAAGTAAATACTCTACAAAAGTTTTTACCTGGTGGTTTCCAGATTGGGAATGATGTACAAGTCAATACTGCAGGTGAATCTTATGTTGCCTGGAATTGGTGTATGCATGACGATGTTGTTGAAGAAGCTAACTCAGCTATTTCTGGCTCAGGTTTTACAGATGCTAAAAGACTTGTTGACAAAAGAGTTGGTTTAAGTATTGTTACCTATACTGCATCAGCTGGAACTGGTACTATTGATCATGGATTAGGTCAGACACCTGATATGATTATAGCTACAGATCGTGGCCATAATGTAAACTGGTTTGTTTGGCACACTGGATTAGCTAATGCAGCTGCAGGTACACATATTATGAATCTTGATACAGGTGTCGCAGAATTTAATCCTGGTATAAATCATCTCAATGATACAGCCCCTACAGCTAGTGCTTTTGCATTTGGTGGTTACATGGGTGCTCATGCTGATACTTCTGCCAGTGGACAAACCAAAATGTTATATGCATTCAAATCAGTACCAGGATTTTCTAAATTTGGATTTTATACCGGAAATGCATCCGCGGATGGGACCTATGTACACCTAGGATTTAAACCGGCATGGTTAATGATAGCAGACGCAACTACTACTAATATTGAATGGAATATATATGATACTACAAGATATCCTACCAATGTAATGAATAGTTATTTGGCCGCGGCAAGTAGCGGTGCTGAATCTGTTAATGTATCAACTCGAAATTTAGATTTTGTATCTAATGGTATCAAGTTTAGAGATCAGTATGCTCAAAACTATGCAGCAAGACATATATTCTGGGCTATGGCAGAACAACCATTCAAATATGCAAATGCAAGATGACGACTAAGGAAAGCTAAATATAGGCAAAACCTTAGGAGTTTCTCATGGCCAATCCAGCTTCAAGACAAGAATTAAAAGACTACTGTCTTCGTAGATTGGGTGAACCTGTAGTAGATGTAAATGTTGATGATGACCAAGTTGAAGATAGAATTGATGATGCATTGAAGTTCTATCAGGACTATCACTATGATGGAACTGAAAGATTATATCTTAAACATCAGGTTACCCAAGATGATATTAACAATGAATACATTACAACTAGTGATGCTATCATAGGTGTTGTAAGAGTATTTGATATTGGTGATGCAATTAATTCATCAAATTTATTCAATATTCGTTATCAAATACATCTAAACGATCTCTTTGATTTTACCTCAACAACATATCTTCCTTACGTAACTGCTATGCGTCATGTTGAGCAGCTCGAAGAAATTTTTGTTGGTAAAAAACCCTTACGTTTTCAAAGACATAAAAACAGATTACATATAGATATGGATTGGAATAGTGATGTACTAGCCGGCCAGTTCATTGTTATTGAGTGTTACAGAATACTTGATCCAGACACATATACCGACGTATATGGTGATATGTGGTTAAGAAACTATGCAACCCAACTTATTAAAAGACAGTGGGGTGAGAATCTCAAAAAGTTTGAAGGTATGCAGCTTCCAGGTGGATTACAGTTTAATGGACAGCAAATTTGGAATGAAGCTAACGATGAAGTTCTAAGAATGGAACAGGAGGTTACAACAAACTATGGCGGTATCGTCATGGATATGGTAGGATGATATGGCTACTAATGTATACTTCAAAAACTTTAACTATCCAAGAGAACAAGATCTAGTAGAAGACCTTACTATCGAGTCAATAAAAATATATGGACATGATGTAAGATATCTTCCAAGAACTGTTATCAAAAATGATCACCTGTTTGGTGAGGATACTCTGTCTCAGTTTAACACTGCAGCAGAAGTAGAAATGTATATTAAAAACGTTGAAGGTTTTGAAGGTGAAGGTGACTTCTTATCTAAGTTTGGTTTAGAGATAAGAGACTCACTTACATTTACTGTAGCACGTAAAAGATTTGATCAAGTAAGACAAGAAAAACTTATGACTGAGGTTGGATATAACTATCTGACTGAAGATGCTCTTACCGATGTTCCATCAAGAAGATTGCTTTCTGGTTCTGCAAATACAGAATCTATTGTACTAGAAGAAGGCACAGCTAACAACTATTCAATTACATCAAACAGACCAACAGAAGGAGATCTAATATACTTTCCTCTGGTGGAGAAACTGTTTGAAATAAAATTTGTAGAACATGAATCTATTTTCTATCAGCATGGTAGATTGCAGACGTACGACTTACGTTGTGAATTATTTGAGTATAGCTCTGAAACTATTGATACCGGTATTGAGTCTATTGATTCAGTAGAAGATCAATTCTCATTAGATATGCTTAACTTTGAAACATTATTAGAAGATGGAGATAGACTTGCGGGTGACTTTATTAATGGTGGTATCTTACAA